TTGGTCTTAATGCACCAGTCTTTTTAAATGTTTCTTGGTCAATAGAATACTGTACTCCATCACTTCTAAAACCCATAAACTTATTTTGATACGCTTCAAAACCTTTTATAACATCTTTATCAGCTTTAAATTCTTCAAGATTTCTAACAACAGCACCCATAAAATCTTTATGAAAAACAAGTTTTGCCTCTCCTAATTCACCTTTATTTATTAAAGAGGCTATCTTTGCAGCGTTTTGATTTATAATTTTTGGTTCTAATTTAGCTGCTGCTCCATAGTTAATTATGTCAGTAATTGTTCCATTAATGTCTTCTAAATTTCTTGATGGCTGTGCTAAATTTCTACCACTACCAAATACACCATACACTTTATTTTGTTTTTGATTATTTTTTATATAAGACCAAAAGGTTTTGTATGTAGGGTCAGATACCCAATCATTTATAATTTTTGTACTACCAAGTTTTGATGCTGAACTTTCTGGACCACTTTTTAAACTTTGTCTAAATATTTTTTTAGCATCTCTATATGTAGGAGCTTCTGTCATTAACGTAGAAAAATTTGCATCTCCTGTAGCATCAAATAATCTAATAAATTTTGTGTCAGAATTATCAGCAACAATTACTTTTAACATATTGTCTACATCTGGAGATTTTGTAAACTCTTCTATAAGTCTGTTTGCTTCTTGTATATTTCCCTCTGCTTTTAATTTATTAATTTGATTTTGTACTTGTTTACCTTGTGTTGCTAATTTAGGTGTTCCTCTATCTATTTTAAGTGCTTTGTATGCTGCTCTTGCTTTACCAGATGCTGCAAAAGGGTCAGTTGCAAAAAGTAAACCTGCATCAATAACTCCTGATATAAAGTTAAATTCATTTTCTTTTGTTTCTATACCAGCTAAATTAGAAACATACTTACCTAATGTTATTGATTGGTCATTGTATTGTAAGTTTGTTCTTTTAAGTCTTTCAGATTCTTCTATACCTGAACCCCAAGGAATTAGACCTTTACCTAAATATTTTTCATAAGTTTCATTTATACCTTCAGCACCTATTTTTTTATAAATGTCAGGTACATTAGATAAATATTTATCAGGGTCATATCCTTGCTCTTCTGATAATTTTCTTAATGTATATTCAAAACCACTTGGTCCTGCTTGTTCATAGTATGAAGTAAGTATTTTGTTAAATGGTCTTAAAGGAAGATTAAGGTCTTTACCAATTAATTTATTAGCTAAAACATTTGTAATTGCATTTGCACCTCCAGAGCTATTTCTGTTAAATGGAGAATCAGCTACAAAAAAACTTGTTGCTAATGCACCTAATTTAGCTTTTTGTTTTGCAAATCTAACATCATCTTTTTCTAATGCCTCACCTAAAACTTTTTCTAAATCTCCAGCAAATGCTATGTTAGCTCTAAGTTGTTTTTGAAATTGATGTGTAGTTATATGTTCTGCTACTGCAAGACCTACATTTAAAACTTTCATAAAAGGGTCTATTGCATCTCTACCTGCTCTTTTTAATTTAGTAAAAAATCCTTCAGGAACTCTGCCATACTCATTATCTTGCAATGCTTGTGTTCTATATGTTTGTTGTGCAACTTGTCTTACTTCATCATTAGTTGCATTTGTTATTGCTAAGTTTGCGTTTACACCTGATGGAAGTAGTGGATATGCTTGATAAATTGCCTTAGACCTATTGTATACACTTGTAGTGACATAATTATCTTTAAAATCTTGTTGAGCTTTATTTAAAGTATTTTTTTTATCTGATGAATCTTGAAAACTTTGCTCGTTGTTTATATTTAAATAAAAAGACATTATATCTCATCTAAGTCTATTTCTTCTTCTACAACATTTAACAAATCAATTAAATCACTTGTTGGAAATTTTGTAGCCAAAGCGACTATAAGTTGGTCATTTATTTGTGCTTGTGTTAAATCCTGACCCATTCTACCTGGACCCATAGGAGCACCATCAGTTATTGGTTGCTCTGGTTTTGTTGTAGGTGCAAAAACATTTGTAGGTGTAAAAGGTCTTCTCTGTGTCGGTTGTTGTGGAGTTGTATCTTTTGGTAAAGGTGCAGCTTGTTGTTGTTCAACTATTTCTTGTTGTTCACCATAAGACATACCAGGTATTCTACGTATAGCTTGTGTATTATCTTGTGTGTTTCTAGCTGGTGGTGGTACATTACTGTTTCTACCTGTAACACCTTTGTTTGCGTTACTCCTTGTTGCCATCTTCATCCTCATCATAAAACATAAATGTTGAACTTATAATCATATAGCCAAAAGGGAAAGCTAAAGGAGGCATTTGGTCTGTAAATATTCTAGGTTCTGATAGTCCCTCTTCTAGTAATATATCGTCACCTAACTCATCTACATCTTCTAGTGAGTTAAATACTATATCAGCAAATTGTTTATTTATTGACATTATCCTCCTAGTCCTTGTAGTAATTGTTGTATGCCTGGTGGAGGACCCTGTGGTGGTAGGGAACCTCCTCCAAGCAATTCTTGTTCAGCCACTGGTATTTCAGGTTCCTCTGCAGTAAAGAACTTATCCAAGATATTTTGCATATCATCTGGATTTTTTCTTATCTGCACAACAGCCATTGTTGCTTTAGGGTCACCTTGTTGTGCTTGAGCCAATAGTGTATCAAACAATACACTGTCTGCTTTTTCTTTTGTAATTCTATCGTTTACTCGTACTAAATTATCTAGTCCATCTAAATTTTCTTGTAAAGTTTGTTTATCAATAATACCTGCTTGTAATAGCTGTAAACCTGTAACAATCTTTTGTGGTTCATCATAACCAGCCATAGCACCATAAACTCTTCTAGTTTTATACGAGCCCATAATGTCACTTGTAGGATTATATTTTTCTGAATAAAACTGATTGTCATAATATCCTGATAAATCTTTTGATTGACCACCATACATTTTTTCATCCCACTCAAGTCTTTTTGCATCTATCATTTCTATAGCATCAGACATTACTGTATGATATTCTCTAATCATCAATGACATAGAAGCACCTAGTTCTTCTAATCCTCTACCTGTTGCAAAGCTAAGTGGACTTTGTGAATCATCAGTTACAGGATAAGAACCACCTACACGTAGTTGTCTTTCTATTCTGTCTATTTGTTGAAATATTTGATATGGTACGTTTGATGCTGGTTTAGATACTTGTGTACCAGGAGCAA